GATGCGGTGGATGACCCGGACAGCTACGCGCTGATGCTCAAGGCCAGCGAAAGCGGGATCCTGAGCGAGGCAGCACTGGGCGCGATGCGCAAAAAGCTCACGCCGGAAGCCTACGCGCAGGAAATGGAGTGCGACTTCAGCGTGGGCAGGCCGGGCGCCATCTATGCCAAGTTCCTCGAGGCGGCGCTCAGCGAGGGCCGGATCATGGATTTCCCGTGGGACCGTGGTGAGCCGGTGTGGACCAGCTGGGACCTGGGCGCGCCGCAAAACACCCGCACGGTGTATTGGCAATTCATCGGCCGGGAGATCCATGTGATCGACCACGACACCGATCTGGACCTGACGCCAGCGGCGCGGGTGGCCCATATCGTGGCCAAGGGCTACCCGTATGCCGGGCATTTTTTCCCCCACGACGCGGCGGCCAGCGAAAAGACCGGCAAGAATTTCCAAGACACCATGAAGGAGGCCGGGCTGGAAGGGATCCGCATCCTGCCCCGCTGCCGGGAAGTGTGGCCGGGCATCAACAAGTGCGGCGAGATGTTCCCGCGGATGGTGTTTCACAAGGAGAAAACCAAGCACCTGCGCGATAGCCTGGAAGCCTACCACCGCAAGGAGGACAAGCAGAGCGGGTTCATCCGCAGCGAGCCGGTGCATGATTGGGCCTCCCACGATGCGGATGCCTTCCGCATGATGGGCGAGGCAATGCTCAATGGCATGCTCAAGGGCATGGGCGAAGTAATTCGGGAATACCGGCCGCAACACCGCCGGCAAACCACGGCCAAGGCCGGGAACTACAAGCGGATATGAGCCCCTACGAGCAAGCCGCGCGGTGGCACATCGAGCACGTGGGCGAGGGCTTCCGGGAAATCTTGGAGGCCCATTTGTTTGGTGGGCATGTGATTTCCGGGCCGGATCGCTTTGTGCTGGGCCGCCAGGTGATGCACGACTGGCCCGAGGAGCGGCTGCGGGATCCGTGGCAGGTGGATGAGACTGGCGACTGCTGGATGGTCTGGCTGTGGGCGGGGGATGTGCAAGGATGGCTCGCGGTGGTGCCGTGGCGGCTGCCGTGGCTGTGCTGGCACCGTGGCGAGCGACTGCGAATTCACCGTTTCCCAAGGGGGAAATAGCGTGCAAATGAGGATCGGCGCACGGTTGGCGCATGGGCAGCAAACCAAAGACCCCTGATCCTCCGCCACCGCCACCGCCGGCCCCTGTGTCCCGCACGATGGATGCCGAAACCGATGGGCAGAATGCCATGCTGCGCGCTCGCCGCCGCAGCGCCTATGCCAAGTCGTTTTTAAGCGGGCCGCAGCAAACGCTCGGCGGCCAACCCAGCACCACCTCGTTCCTCGGAGGCTAAATGGACGGCCACTCGATCATCCGCAAACGGGACGCACTCAAGGCGGCGCGCAACCCCTTCGAGGGGCACTGGGACGAATTGGCGGAAATTTTCATGCCGTTTCGCTGCATGAAGGACGGCGGCCTGCCAGAAATCCCGGCCGCGCGCGAGGTGTTTGACTCGAGCCCCCGGCAGGCGGCTCTTATCATGGCCAATGGACTGGCCAGTCTGGTGACACCGCGGGAGGAAACGTGGTTCGAATTTGCGCCGCCGCGGGCAATCCGTGATGATGACCAGGCTGTGGCATGGTATCGGCAGTGCTCGGCCACGGCGCGCGAATACATCGAGCGCAGCAATTTCTACGAGGAGATCGGGGAATGCCTCATCGAGGCGCCGGTGTTTGGCACGGCGGCTTTGTTCCTGGGCGACCTGGATGACTACGGGCGGCTGTATTTCCGCTGCCAGCCGGTCAAGACGTATTACATCACCGAGGATGCCGCTGGGCGCGTCAATTCATTGTGCCGCGAGCTGGATCTGACCGCCGAGCAGGCGGCCACGGAATTCGGCCAGGACAATCTGCCACCCGCGGTGCGCGGGGCGCTGGGCTCGCCCGATAAGGCGCAGAATGCCACCCGCTACATCCACTGCGTGTATCGGCGCAATTACCAGGCGCCGCCGGCGGATGATCCCGGCGCCGAGAATGAAACCGGCGGCCGGGTGTGGGAAAGCGTGGTGGTGCATGAAGCCAGCGGCCACGTGGTGGCGCGCGCGGGCTACCATGAGTTTCCGTTTGCGGTGCACCGCTACCGGCGCTTTGGGCGCAGCGCGTATGGCTTCGGGCCCGGCTCGGTGGCGCTTAGCGATGCGCGGCAACTGCAATTCCTCAACCAGCTGGCCGACGTGGCCACCGAAAAGCAGGTGTTTCCGCCGGTGATTGCGCCCAGCAGCCTGGAAGGCGAGGTGGCCCGCGGGGCCTTGGAGATAACCTACGTGGATCCCAGCGACCCGAATGCCGCGGCCATGCTGCGCGAGTGGAGCACCACCAGCCGCTATGATATCTGCATGGACCGCATGGCTGCCAAGCGCGGCCAAGTGCAGGACATCTTCCACGTGCCGCTGTTCAACCTGTTCCAACAACGCGCCGCCCAGCACGGCCCGCTGACGGCCACCGAGGCCAGCCTGATGGCCGGCGAAAAACTGACGCAGTTTTCCCCGGTGTTTGGCCGGCTGGTTAGCGAGATGCTCGATCCGGTGCTCAACCGGGTGTTTGGCGTGCTGCTGCGCGCCGGTGCGTTGGGCGCTCCGCCGCCCAGCGTGGTGCGGGCCATGGGGTCCCGGGCCGGAGTGGCCGCCCCAAGCGTGCTCTACAAAAACCGCATAATGCTCGCCATGCAGCAGCGCGAAAACGCCAACCTGATGGATTTCATGGCACTGGTCACCCCACTGCTCAACCACTACCCGCAGGCAATGGACGCGCTGCGGCTGCCCGAGGTGGTGCGCACGGTGGCGCGCAACAACGGGCTGCCCGAGGAGTGGCTGCGCAGCCAGGAGGAAATGCAGGCCATCGAGCAGGCCCGCGCCGAGCAGGCCGATGCCGCCATGCAAATGCAGCAGGCCGAGCAGGCCGCCAGCGCCGCACAGAAACTGAGCGCCGCGGCACCCGGCTTGGCCGACCGCGCGATGAGCGGACTGTAGTTTTTCCCTACCATGGACACCCTGAGCGAAAAACGCGCGGCCTTGGCCAGCGCCGAAACCGACCGCCAGCGCCGCGAGGAGCGGATCGCGCAGGTGGCGCTGGCGGTTTTTCAAACTACGGACGGGCAAGAACTGCTCGCCCATTTGGTGCGGCGCTTTGACCTGACCGGCCGGGTGTTTCTTTCCAGCGACCGCGGCGAGGTGAATGCCGTAAGGGCCGCGCTTCGCGACGGCGAGCGCGCCGCGGTGCGGCACCTGATCGATCTGTGCCGCCGGGCCGACAAGGATTTCCCCATACCGCTATGAGCACACCCAATAAAAACAAGCGCCCGACAACGGCGCAGACAATCGACCCGCCGGCCATCGAGCCGGAATCGCCTGAGGTATCAATTGATACCATCCCGCACCACCCGCCCATCACGCCCAACGGCTTCCGCAATGAGGAGCTCAAAGCGTGGTTCATTTCGTATTACCCCGACCTCGCCGCATGGATCTACGCCGGGCTTGTGTCCAACCAAACCCAGCCGACCCCATGAGCGACTCCACCACAGGCACTGACAGCGGCGCGGGCCAAAACACGACTCAAGCGGCCGCAACCACCACCCAGGCTGCCGCAGCCACCGGCGGCGGGCTGCTGACCGGCGCCGCCCCCGCGGCGGGCGATAGCACCGGCGGCACCACGCAGCCACCGGCGCATTTTTTTGGCGAGCACATTGCCAAGGGTGGCGTGTTCAACGAGGGATGGGCGGAAAACCTGCGGGCGGCTGGGTTCGAGCGGCTGGCCAACAAGGCCATGCTGGCCAAGGACGAGGCCACGCTTTTCAAAACGCTGGATGAAACCATCGGCTTTGTGGGCAAGCGGCAACCGCCCGGGCCATTGTGGCCCACCGAGGGCAGCACGCCCGAGGAAGTGGCGCAGTTCCGCAAGGCGGCCGGGGTGCCGGAAGCCGCCGAGGGCTACACCCTCAAGCCCGATAAGCTGCCCGAGGGCATCCAGTGGAGCGACGAGGATGCCAAGGCGTATGCCGAGGTGTTTCACGCCCACAACATCCCTGCGGCCGCCGCCCAGGCGCTGGTGGACCGCCATCTGGAAACCATCGCCCACATGGCCGAAAGCGGCCAAAACCAGCTGCGCGAGCAGATCGGTAAATTTGTCAGCGAAAGCGAGGCGGTGTTCCAACGCGAGTGGGGCGATGCCTACGACTCCCGCTTGGAGGCCAACCGCGCCTTTGTCTCCACCCGCCTAAAGCCCGAGGAGCTGGCCGATCCGGTGCTGGCCGCGGCCATGAGCCATCCGGCCATTGTGCGCATCGTCGATGAGGCGCGGCGCGGGCTACGCGAGGCCCCGCTGCCCGGCGTGGGGGCGGATGCTGGCAGCGGCTCGATGAGCCCGCGCGAGCAGGCCCGCACCATCATGGCGGCCAACCCTCAGTGGCAGAAGGATCCCACCACGGCCAAGCGGGTCAACGACCTCTATGCGCTGGACGCCGCCCAACAAAAGCGGCGCGGTTAGATTTCTCGTTGGGATATGAGAAAAGCGGTCGGCCGGGGTCCTGTCACAGGGGCTCCGGTCGATTTGCTTATGGGCATTTCCCCAGCGGGAAATAGCACCCGGCGCGCCTGCCCGCATGATGGGCAGCGTGATCCGAAGGACACCCGCGCGGCCCAGCCCGCGGCCCAGGTAGGAGCACCCGGCACTTCGCCACGGCGACCCGCAGCGTGCGGACACTCGGACGGCAACCCGTTTGTTCAACCAACACATAACCTACCAAAAAAATGGCTTACGATAGTAACATTCCTGATGCCTTCCCCAATCTGTATGCAGATCAATGGCGGCTGGGCGTCCAACAACTCGGATCACGGCTGGAAAGCATTGTGAACACCGAGATCATCCACGGCGAAAGCAAGCGCTACCAAAAGCTGCCTTCCGTCGCTGCGCGCCAGATCACCACCCGTTTTGGTGATACCAACCCGGACGATATCGATGTCGAATTCCGCCACCTGTATGTCAACTTCAAGGACAGTGCCCACATTCTGGACCGCCGCGAAGTGCTGCAGCTCGGCAGCGTGGGCAGCCCGCACTCGCAGATCATGCGCTTGCAGCTGGCCGCCGCCGGCCGCGACCGCGACAAGACCCTGATCGACGCACTGGGCGGCACCGTGGCATCCGGTAAAACCGGCGGCACCCCGATTGTTCTGCCGGCCACCTCCAAGGTGGGAGTGTCCTTTGCCGCGAATGACTCTGGTTTTACCTTCGAGAAGTTCATCGAATCCTGCCGTTTGCTCGGTTCCGCCGATGTGGCTGGCCAGGATGTGGAGAATCAATCTCCGCTCTCGCTGGTGCTCTCGCACAACCAGGTGGCCGACATGCTCAAGGAAACCGAATTCACCTCCGCCGACTACGGGCTGCAACGCCTGATGAGCGGGGAAGTGGTCAACTTTATGGGCGTGGCCATCAAGGCGGTGAGCCCGGCACTCCTGCCCTACACTTCCGCCACCAAGGTGCGCATGTGCTACATGTTCGCCCGCAACAGCGTGGTCTTCGGCATTGCCGAGAACCCGCAAGCGTGGGCCGACGAGCTCCCCATGAAGCGCCACGACGTGCAACTGCGCACGGAATGGGGCTGGGGAGCGCTCCGCCTGGACGAAGAAGGAGTCATCGAAATCGCCTGCGACGAAGGTGTCTAACCTTATCCCCCGCCCGGTGACGAGCCGGGCGGGGCCAACCTCTACCAGAAAGACCAATCATCATGTCCAAAGCAACCGAATCCACCCAATACGCCGCGCAAACCGCCGCGGCTTCCAACTACGCCGGCGTGACGCTCGACAAGCGCGACATCGAAGGCGCAGTGCAATTCGCCACCATCAAGGTGCCGTTCACCGCTGCTAACGTGGCAAACGATGTGATCGACCTCATCCGCTTGCCGGACGGGGCGCGCGTGCTGCCCGAGCTCAGCAAGTTCATCGTGACTGGCGACCCGAATGACGGCGCCTTCACCGTGGACGTGGGCGACGCCGCCGACGTGGACCGCTACAGCGACGGGGCCAACCTCGCCGCCGTGGGCATCGTGGAATTTCTCACCAGTGGGCTGACCGCCGATGGGTTTATCAACCCGATCGGCGTGAAGAACACCGGCGTGGCATCCACCGATACCAGTCGCATCCAGCTCAAGATCATCACCGAAGCGGGCACCATGGCCGCGGCCGACATTTACGTCGTGCTGGCCTACAAGTGCCTGTGACCGATTGACCGCCTGCTGCGAACCCCAAACCACCGGGCGGGCGGTGCTCTTCACATGAGCGCCCCCGCCCGGTCTTGCATCCATGCAGACCCTCACCGACCTCGCCAACGCCGCGCTCGCCTACCTGGGTGATGCGCCGGTGTCTTCGATCATTGACGCGGACAGCAAGCCCGCGCGGCTTTGCAACCAGTTTGCGCAAGCCGCCGTGGATGAGACGCTGCGGCTGGGCCGCTGGAACCGGGCCAGCCGCCGGGCCACCTTGGTGCGCGACGCCGCGCCGCCGGCCTTTGGCTACGATTGCAGCTACCAGCTGCCGGATGGCTGGCTGCGCTTGCTCGAGGTGAATGGCGAGCCGTGGGAAGACAGCACGCAGTATTTCGCCCTTGAGGGCGACCGGCTGCTAACCGATCAGGAAAGCGTGGAGCTGCGCTACATCGCGCGCGTGCCCATTGGTGCCTGCGACGCGCTGTGCCAGGAGGCCATCGCGCTGCGGCTGGCCGCCAAGATCGCCGTGCCGCTGCTGGGCAACCAGGAGATGCGCGCCATCATGGAAGCGCTGGCCGCCCAGGCGCTGCACCGTGCCCGCCACATCGATGCCGTGGAAAGCAACGGCAAGGAAAACCCGCCGTGGAACCAGGTGATGTCGCGCAGCCGCCTGCTGCGCGCCCGCGGGGCCCGCCGCAACCCACTGCGACTCGAGGACTACTAGCGCC